TGCAGTTGCATGAGCGCAAGCTTCTGGTCCAGCTCGCGGAGAATCTTGGCTTCCTTGTAGCCAGCGTCTAGCTCCGCCACCTCGTCGTCGCGGCCCTCTGCCACAAGCTGCGCACGCTTGGCGTTGTATTCTGCTGTAGAGCGGATGTTCTCAAGGGCGCTTTGCTGCGTGAGTTGGGCAATGGCCTGGTAGTGCTGCGTGAAAGCGTCTTGTATCTGTGAAAAGCCCTGGTCCCACGTTTGGCTGATCTCTGTGACAAGCTCTTGGCTGGTCTGCTCTACCTCTTTAGCCATGTTGACATAGGCAAGGCTGACGTTATTGAGCGGCCCCTTCACCTTGTCTGCGGCGGCCTGCACGTCGCCCCCAAACTTCTCCATTGTCGCGCCCAGCTTCTTGATCCCGGCCTCGGCTATGTTCAGGTTGCCGTTATGCACTAGGTAGAGCGCGCACAGCTCGCCCATTTCAGCTTTCATGGCCCCAAGGCTCTGCCCCCAGGTAGCCGCCGAACGCGCCGCCTCTTCTGTGCGCCCGGTAGCCTCCATGACCCGGTTGGCGTAGTCCTCTGCGCCGTCTGCCGCGTCCAGCAACGAGACTTTCAGCGTCTCATAGTTGGCCTGTTGCGCCGCAAAGTAACCGCCCATCTCGTCGGCTTTCTGCCTCAGGTAGACAAGCCCGCCCGCCAGGGCCGCCACTGCCAGCACAATGGGGTTGAAGCTTGCCGCCAGTGCGCCAAGCGCCGCCCCCGCTGCGGTAATGGCTGTTATGGCCGGAGGGACGAGCACGAGCGCGGCCACTGCCGCCTTGACTGGAGCGGGGAGGTCCATGAAAGCCTTGGCTGCGCCAAGTCCGGCCTCCGCCGCCTGTAGGAGCGCACTGACTGCTTTTGTCAGGCCCTCAAATAGCACGGGCAGGCCACGCGCCACTAGCTCTTGCAGGGCGTCGCCAATCCGCACCATCGAGTCATGGAATTGCCCACCCTCTTGGAAACTATCGCGCAGCCCCTTGGTGAAGTCGGCAATGGCGAAGATCGCCGCATCAAACGCGCCCAGGAGCGGGCCGCCCACGGCCTCTTTCAGTTCATTGATGTAACGAGGCATGGATCGCCACTGCTTGCTGGCACTCTCCATCGCCGTTTCATACGCGCCTTGAATTGCCACGCCTTGCTCTAGCACGGCGTTTAGGGCAGCATTCACCTTCTCACTGGTGGTCAGTTCGTCCGCTGCTTTGCCCAGGCTGGCCGCGTGCTTCTCGAATGCGCCCGCCATGTCCGTGATGATTCCGTAGGTGCGCAGCACACGTGGGTTGAAGGTCATGATGCCGTGCGTCAGGCCCGCCAGGGCCTCAGACGAGTTCTGCATAGAGATGACCGCAGCGTCTTGGGCCACCCGCGCCAGTTCTGTCGCTTTGCCCAGGTCCATCTCGTAGCGTGCCATCTGCGCCAGCAGCTCTTGCGCTACGCCCGTTTCGATGCCCTGCGCCTTGACTGCCAGGGTCATCTGGTCAAGCTGCGCGGCGGTGTACCCCGCACGCTCGCCCAAGAGAGACAAGACGCCGCGCATCTCCTCCACGCGGGCAGCGACAAACATCGCGTCCTTGGCAAAGCTCGTGACCTTGGCGGACAACGCGGCAAAGCCACCGATGCCCGCCAAGGCCAGGACTTGCTTGCCCACGCGCATGAAGGTTGCGCCCATCGAGTCGCCCATCTGACGGCCCGTTTGGGCGGCGCTATTCATTTGTTGCTTGACGCTGTTCAGACCGTTAGAGACGCTCCGAATGTCTGCGCCAACGGTGACAAACAGAGAGCCGACGTTTTCAGCCATGCACTACCCCGCTCGTTCTCTTGCCCGCCTGCCCTCGTGATAGCGGGCAGTGTCCAGCCCGTCTAGCACTTGGCCCAGGCACAAGCGGTCGTCGATGTCCATGCTGCGGATGTAGTCGAGTGTCCAGCCCATGCGTTCGGCTAGTAGATAATCGCTGGCCTCCGAAGGGACGGGGCCACCACGCCTCACGGCGTGGTAGACCCCTTCTCCGAGTTTTTTGCTTTCTCGTACTTGCCGACGATGATCTCTTGCGCTATGGCGGATTCGATGGCCGGGAACTCGCTGAACGTGTCCAGCCCGCCCCAGCTCTCGATGTCTGCCGGATCGCCGTCAAAGTCCCAGCTCTCCACAAAGGCCGAGTAAATCTTGGCCTGCTCGCGCCAGTCCTTGTTGGCCCAATCCTCCGCAGATTTCAGCGCCATGAACTCGCGGCGCAAGTGGTCGAACTCGCGCACGGGGAAACGCTCGCGCAGGACAACACGCTTGCCGTTTATGTTCACTTCCATGCTATGCACCCCCCTTGTGCTGTTGTGCGGTCTACGAGTACACCGTGTCGCTTACGGCACTGTTGATCTGCCACGAGACGCTGAACGTGGTCACGTCGTTGTAGGTCAGTGGCTTGCCGCGACTGCGCACGAGGGCGGTCATGGTGTGCTTTGGCTTGTCGGCTGCCGTGCCCTCTGGCCCGACTTCGAGCGTGCCACTGGTGCCGGGGACAACCGCGCCCCAGACGGCGGTGCCTGCCGTGCCTGCGGGCATGACAAACTCGCCATCCCAAGTGCCGCTCTTGACCGTTGCCAGCCACGTCTTGTCGTCATCGTCGCCAGCGGTCTTCTCCACCAGGTCGATCTCTTCGCTTGGCGTTAGCGTGCGGAAGTAGGTATTCAGCACTGTGTCGCCAAACTTCACGTAGGCCGCATGTCCGGTAAATCCGTCTACTGCCATGTTGCTTCCTCCTGTTGTAAGCAAAGCGCCCGCTCCCAGGAGCGCGGGTCATGCCGAAACTCCCGAAGGTGGGCGCGATACTGTTGAACGTAGTATGGAGCCTGATTATGTAGTTTTAGCTACTCGATTTGTTCATCCTGATCCGATAAATGCCCCCAACGTGATAGATGGGATCGCCGTCTGCCTCGTATTCCACATAGCTGAACTCGCTCTCGCGGCGGCACCATAGCACGTTGTAGCCCGTTACCGTAGGGGTAGCGCGGTCTAGCGTCACCTCTGCCCGGTCCGCAATCTGCCCCGCGCTCTTTTTGCTGGTCGCTGAGACGCCCTTGACACGGTAGTGGTAGTCGAGATACTTGGTGTCCTGGCGGTCATCGTCCGCGCTGGCCTGCAAGCCGAAGACCATATAGGGCAGGTTCGCGTCCCGTGGCGCGTGCGTGTTGTGGATGCCCGCCGTGCCGTCCGTCAGCATCGCCGTGAGCGTGCTGTCAGCAGTCAGCAGGGCGTATAGGCCAACCTCAAGCGCGTTCAAAGAACTGCCTCCAGGCTTCCTCGAAAGGGCGCTTCTCTTTCACCGTCGCCGGGATGAGCCAGGGGCGTGCAGCTAGGCCGCTCTTGGGCGCTCCAAGCTCTAGGTGTATCCCATACTCTACAGCATCGCCCACATCGCGCTCCAGGTCTTTCTCCTTAGGGTGAACGCGGATGCTGTTTGCCAATGTGCTAAATTCCCTATGCGGTGGCTCCCCAGGTGCGCTTGGGACGTGCGGAGACCCGCCGCCCACCATGCTAACCTGCGCAAAGGCTACAATGTCCTCTGCCGCCTTTTGCACCAGATCATCGCCCTTGGTGGGCAGGTCGTGTATCAGCTTGTCCAGCTTCTCCGTATCCAGGTCGATCCTTATGCTCATGCTGCTAGTGGTCCTCTCTGTCCAGAAACGCCCTGCGCAATGCCCGCCAGTCGTGGTCGTCGTCCACGCCCATGACGTTGTAGGTGTCGCTGCTGATGACCACGCGATTGCCCGTCGCTATCGCCTGGTCGTAGGGCACGAATAGCACCCACCCGCTATGCACAGTAAACTGGTCGGCCTCTGCGTGCGCTCTCATGGTGGCGCTCATAGCATCCAGCCGGCAGGATATGGCCGTGCCCGCCGTGCCCCAGGATTGCGTGTACCCGCCCATGTCATCGGGCGTCGTGGTCAGCTCCAAGATCGTGCAGGTCGAGGGCAGCAAAAGCTCCGCGTCATCGCGCATATCCGACAATTCGTGGGCCGTCAGTGTCATGGTCTACCCCTGGTCAAAATCCCCTACCTGCCACATGTGCACCGTCTGAGGCCGCGCCTTCCGTGCGTAGGAGCGGCTGATCCTCATGCAATGGTCAAACCAGTCGGAGCGACTGAGGCTCTGCCCGCCTGCGGAGAACGAGTAGCGGTCTGCCACGCTGCCCGCCTTGCGCTCCCACACTTCTGATGCCGCGCCGTTCAGATCATAGCTTCGTGCGGTCAGATAGAGTGCGGTGCCTTCCTGGTCTGCGGTCATTGTGATGATGCCCGCGAGATAGTCCGCGCTGTAGGTCGCCGTGCCTCGCTGTGCCCCTGCGCTGTCCTCAACTTTGAAGACGGCGGTGCCTGATTCGACGCGCTCCAAGTCCTGATAGCGGCTGTGATAGATGCGGTACTCGTAGTCCGTGTTGGTGAGCAGCGTGCGCTCGATCTCCAAAGGCTCGCGGTGGATGTTGACGCGGTGCCCGTCCAGTACGTCCTGTAGCTCTGAGTCGGTAAAGTCTTCGCCGTCCGAATCGTCGATCATGTAGCGCAGGCGTTGGACCAGCCACGACATGCCCGCCCGTGCCCCCTTTTCCGCCAGTATCTCAAAGTAGTGCTCAAAGATAGAGCCGCTTACGGTAAACTGGACTTCGACGCGGTAGAGATGCCCCGCCGTGAGGCTCTTGACCGTGGGCGTGGTGATGACGTTGCCCGTCACTGAGCAGCTACCAGACAAAACAGTGCTCGTGACATCGTTGTAGCCTGTGGTCAGATCATATGCCTTGGCTGTGGGACTGGTAGGGCTTGACCCGACGTTGCTCACGTCAACGGTGTAGGCTATCTGTTCATCTGTGGATTGGACCTTGCGGCCCTCTGTGACTTCGAGTGTTGCCATAATCGCTCCTATCGTGCCTTGAGCGTGAAATCTGCATTGCGGGCTGCGGCTGTTAGGCTGGTGTCTCTTGCCTCAGCGGTCAACGTCGTATCGCGGGTGCCTGCGTTTAGTGTCGTGTCCCTAGTGCTTGCCGTTAGGCTGGTATCTCGTGTGCCAAGTGTTAGCGGGATCGCCGCCACTGTGCTGATTGTCGGTGCTAGTGCGCTTGCTGTAGCAGATGCGGCGGGCGGCGCGATAACAACCTGATTGGTGATTGCAGGCGCTAGTGCCTCTGCTGTGGCCTCTGCCGTTACCGCTGAGACATCGACGTGGCGAATTGCTGCAATGCTTGGCGCTAGTGCTTCTGCCGTAGCCTCTGCCGCGACCGATGTGGCTGTTGTGCCTGTGCCTATGCTTGGCGCTAGTGCTGCCGCGCTTGCCTCGGCACACGGCGCGGCGACGATACTGCCTGTCAGGATGGTCGGGGCTGGGCACTCTGCGCTTGCTTCGGCGCACACAGAGCTAACAGTGACAACCCATGTAGTGCTGGCAACAGGAGCTAGTGCGCCTGCCGTGGCCTCCGCACACACAGAGCTGACGGTCGCTCCGGCGCTAACGCTTGGGGTTAGTGCCTCTGCCGTGGCCTCAGCGCATTGGCTCGATACATCGACGTTGCGAATGGCGAAGATACTTGGCGCGAGGCTTGCGGCGGTTGCCTCTGCCGTGATCGCCTGCACTGTCGCGCCCGTGGCGATGGTCGGGGTCAGCGCCTCCGCGCTTGCCTCTGCACAAGCCCCGGCGATGTCAACATTTTGGATGGCGCTAACAGGTGGCGCTAAGGCCTGGGCAGTTGCTTCCGCTGTTGCGGCTTGTGCATCGACGTGGCGAATTGCCGCGATGCTTGGCGCTAGTGCTTCTGCCGCAACCTCAGCACATGCCGCCTGGACGGTTGCCCCCGTCGCGATAGACGGCGCAAACGCTTCTGCCGTAGCCTCAGCAGCAACGGCTTGTATTGCCGCGCCCGTCGAGATCGAGGGAGCGTTAGCTTCCGCTGTCGCCGTCGCGCACTCTGCCGCAATAGCGACATTGCGGATGGCGCTGATGGTGGGCGCTATCGCTTCGGTGGTAGCACTAGCCGCTTCCGCGTCAACGGATGCGCCTACTCCTACAGACGGGACTAGAGCCTCAGCAGCAGCCTCCGCGACCGCACCACTGACCGAAACGTTGCGAATCCCGGTAACGGACGGAGCCAACGCCTCAGCGGTAGCCTCGGCGCAAACTGCGGCAATGCCCACGCCACCCTGGATGGTCGGGGCTAGTGCCTCTGCCGTGGCCTCAGCACAGACAGACGAAACGCTTGTGTTCTGGATCGCCGCAACAGACGGGGCGGGCACTGCAGCGGTTGCCGTGGCCGCCTCACCGCTTACGGCTGCATTGCTAGTCGTGGAGAGGCTTGGCGCAAGAGCCTCTGCCGTGGCGCTGGCCGCGACGCTTGTAACGGATACGCCCGCGCTGAGAGTCGGCGCGGATGCCTCGGTGCTTGCCTCTGCTACTGCTGCCGATACCGTAACGTTGCGCACGGTAGAGATGCTTGGCGCAATCGCGGCGGCTGTGGCCTCTGCTGCAACACTACTGACAGACGCACCCTCGCCACTGGTCAGGGTTGGTGCTAACGCCTCGGCGGTGGCTTCGGCTGTGGCACTGGATACACTGACATTCTGAACGGCGCTGATGGCTGGGTTACTGGCGCTAACCGTGGCAGTTGCCGCAACAGATGAGACGGTAGCCGTACTTGTCGTGCTGGCACTTGGGGCCAGGGCCTCGGCGCTTGCCTCTGCCAATGCACTAGAAACGGACGCGCCCTCGCCAGATACAACGCTTGGTGCGGGGGCCTCAACGGATACCTCAGCCGTGACGCTACTGATCGAAACATTGCGGATTGCAGAGACGCTAGGGTTAGCTGCACTTGCTGTGGCTTCAGCGCATACACTGCTAACGCTTGCACCCTCACTAGATGTAACGCTCGGAGCAAGGGCTTCAGCGGTGGCCTCAGCGACAACGCTTGAAACGGTCGCCCCTTCGCCAGACGTGATACTAGGAGCACTAGCCTCAGCGGTGGCCTCAGCCACAACGCTAGAGACAGCCACATTCTGAACCGTGCTAATAGTGGGTGCTA